GCCAGCTACGTTAGTAACAGCGCTGGATACCATTGGTCGATTTGGGTATTGGTTAGCTAGTGCAACCTCAACAAACGCCTCTGGTTCGTAAATGGAAAAATTAGTATTAATTGCCATGTCTCTATAAAAGTTAAATTAAATGTTCGATTATATTTAGCTTTTGGGTCGCTATGACCAAAACATGACAATTAAGGTTTTGTCTAACCAATAGATGGATTTATGCTTGTTCGGCCCAGCCGCCAGCCTGTTTCATTGCTGAATATAGTTGTTCAGCCTTGGTTCGATCTGCTGGACTAGAAGAGCGTACAAGTTTTTGAAACTCTACTCTGCTAGGTCTGTCAGTAGAAGGGGTACCACCAGTTGCCCCACCTACGCCCGATTTCTTGGGCTTTGCAAATTGTTTAGCAAACTCCACGAGTGAGTTTCCTACCGATTTTCTATTGCCTTGAACATCTAAGTCAGGTACGCCATTTCGTGTGGCATAAAACTGACCATTGCTCTCCTCAATCTCGTACTCGTTGTAGAACAGTTGTTCTATGTAATCTGTTTTGAGCGTCAACTCACTATCTTGCTGCAAGGAACTAAACGCTGCCTTAAATTCGGAACCTATACGGCTCTCCATTTGGGTTATCGCTAGTTGCTCTTTTGCGGCTTCTGCTTCTTGTTGGTACTGTTGCAACAATTCTCGCAACTGGTCTGCCTCGCCCTTATCCTCTTGCACAGGCTGCATTTTATTTGACAATAAAGAGAACGCATCATCGAGAGTATTGACATCATTACCTAATATTTCAGAAAATTTACTTATCATATCACGCTCGACTTTGCCCTTACCTTCATTGTAAGCGCCCCTAAAGAACTTGTCTTTATCGAACTCTGGTTGCTGTTGTTGTTCGTTTTGAGAAGTTGTCTCTTCTATTGTTGACTCAGGAGCGTCAACTGACTCTATGTTTTCTTGACTCATAATGGTTATAAGTTAATTATTGCTCGCTATTTGATTCAATACCAAGTTGAACCTGTCTTGCAAGTTCTTCCTGAGGTAATATATCTAATAAATTACGTAAATCCGCAGAACTTTTCGGCATACCATATTCCTTGAAATAATTGGTAACCTCATCAATATCTTCTTGAGGCATGGATCGTTTTCTCATGTACTCTGCTGTCAACTTAACAAGTAATGGTAGGGGCATTGCTTTGTACTGCATACCCTCTGTAATATCTGAGAATATTTCGTCTGCACTAGACAAATCATAATGCTTGCTGTAGGTGACAATATAGTTCTCAAAGTCCTCGTCACGAACCTTGGCCATTCTTCTAAGTACTTGATTTTCAATCATTTCCATGTCCATAGCCGTAGACGCTAACAACCCCTGTTCGTCTACATTATCAAAACGTTTAGCTGCTCCAGATACATTGCTCTTAACAAGGGACTTGTCACGAACCATGGCCATAGAAAATATCAATGACATGAGGTCACCAAAGATGACATCTCTCAAGTGTTGTAAGCCCTGCATATCAGCTTGATACAACATATTGTTTGGTATCGTTTGCTCGTCAGGTATGATGATTGCCATACCCACACCCTCTTTTATTGTGCGTGAATCGTATTGGTCATCATCAGCAACACCAGCTAAACTTCGTACAATAGAATCTGTAAGAACAGGTATAGGGTGACCGAACAGTTCTGATCCTTTCTTCAGGTCATAGAACAATTCAGATGAAGCAAGATACATTCCCTTGAGGGAATACCTTCTAGGTTTGCCAACCACAAAAGAACTGTTAGCGTCTGTTTGACCCTTTAACAGGGTAGCTGGAACCTCACCAAATGGGTTGTCTATTTCTAGCACCTTTTGCTTCATATTATTTTCTTGGGTATATACACAAATATACTCAGGAGTATAAGCTGTCCATTTAAACTTCTTTATGTTCTGAACGTCATAATACATCTGACGAGTAACCAAAAGCGTCAATACGCCCTGCTTTACTTGGAAGTTGAATATTTCATGGGGGCGCAAAACAAAGTTATAAGGAACTACGTTGCCACTATCATCAAGGACTGGCTCACCTTCGTTATCCATCATTAGGTCGGTAACTACCGCCCCAAATCCTAACACCTCCTTCACAAACATTACCTTGTCACGATAGAACTCAGTAATGGAACATCCTGCGTCATCAAAGTTACCTGACTTATACTTCCAAAAGTCTTTGTTTTCAGGGAACATCCTGTTGACGTTGTTTTCGTCATATATTCTTTGTTGAGCAGCAAAAAACTTCTGCTCCAAAGGGAATAGCTTCATCCTTTTAAGTCTTTCTGTGTATTCGTCATCAGACTCAATGGTGGACTGCTCTATGATGTATGACTTATCAGAAAATACTGTACTAGATATGGCTGTGTATTCATCGTATTCAGCCTGAAACCAACTATTCATAATTTTAGCACGATCCAGAACCACGCTATAATATGGGTGCCTAGTCTCTTTCATCACTATATCTTCAGCGACATCTTTAGGTACAGAGTAAATTTTAGATAAATCAATCATCTTTTAGAGAATTGTAGGGCTATAGCAACCGCCTGTTGCCTACTATACCCCTCGTTAATAAGTTGTCTTACGTTTTTAGAAATCGTTTTTTGAGATATACCCTTCTTGAGTGGCATGACTCCTAATCTTCGTCCCTAGATGATTTACCAAAATAATAACCAGTCACAGTAGTAAACGCAGTAAAGATTGCGCCAAATGCTACATTTACAAGAGTCTGAGAATTACCCCCTATATCATCAGTAAATATCAAAACACCCACTAATGCGAATGCGCCTAGTATGATAGACGCTGCAAGGATCGTGTTCATGTTTCTAGTAAAAGCGTTTCTTGAGGCTTTCATTCTAGCAAGTTCGCTGTTGCGAGCGTTCTGGACATCCTGTATCTCCATCTCAAACTCGTTTAGATCATGCTGCATCTGAGTTAAAATTATCTCCTTGTCATCATCAGATAACTCAGTAGACAATCCTACTTCTTTCTTGAACAGTTCTAATATTTGGTCACTTCTACCACCAGTTGCTATACTGGCAACTACAGTAGCTGCTTTTGCACCTAGCTTAGGTGCTTTCTTGGTTAATAAATCAATAAAACCCATATTGATTAGTTTTTTCTTGCCCATATCTATTTTATTAAGTCCATAAGTAAATTTACGAGGGTTCCAGACCCTAAGCCTGCCCCAGTAGCCCAAGCTACTATTTTTTGTTTAAACTTGATAAGTTCTTCAATTTGTTTCTCGTTATTTTCAACTTTATAGACGAGACCTTCCTTATTAAACTCGTTACCTAACAATGCTTCTTTCATATCCTGAATGTCTTTAGTTATCAATTCTATAACGGAATGTAACTGTTTTACTTCAAACTTCAAGTCTTTATTAAGCTGCTCTTGCGATATAGCCATTATTTAGTTACCATTTTTTACACGACCAATATCTTGCCGTAAATTTATCTTTAGCTGTGGAACAACGATGTCTCGCTCTAAAAGACTTTCTACGAGCTGGCTCATTCTTACGTATGGGCATATTAGGATCGCCATAATGGATAACCTTAACTTGGTTACCTTTCTTTGCTAAAACTACAAATTTTTTGGTGTCCCTCCAACTGTTGCGTGGCTTGTTGAACCCAGCATACGTATGACCCCTGTATTCAATGCGACCACCGCTAAGTCTTTTAACATCTTTCATGGTGACAAAATAGTTACTATTTATGTTTTGATTCAATACTAAATTAAAGTATTGAATTTTACGTAATTCATCTATAAGTTTAACGTAATTACTAATGGTAATGACCAATAGTTATAACTATTCGTCACTATACTATCCAAATGGCAGAAAACGAACCATCAAAACCAGCCCTATACAGTCGAGTCAAGTCTGAGGCTAAACGCAAGTTTAAGATATTCCCTAGTGCCTACGCATCAGCTTGGATCGTGAAGGAATACAAAAAACGAGGTGGCACATATACAGGCAGAAAGTCCTCCAAAAGAGGCGTGGCTCGATGGATGCGAGAAAAATGGACTACCCAAGATGGATCACCTTGTGGGTCAGCCAAGTTCAAGGGCGTAAAAAAATGTCGACCTACTGTTCGTATTAGCAAGGAAACACCTGTTACATGGAAGGAACTCAAAGCAAAAGGCAAGGCTGCTGAGGCTGTACGTGAGAAAAAACGTGTAGGTATGGGTAAACGTGCTAAAGCCATCAAAAGAGACTAGCGCAGCACGTACATTGGGCTTGATGACCCCTTTTCATTCCTCCAAATAGCATAATCTATTGCATCAGACATGTGTCCTCTATCACCATTGTCTATTTTTAGGCCTTTATCGTTCACAATCGAGTACATATAGTCTTTTATGACGTGATCGCACCTTGTATTGATCAAAAGTCTTCTTTCTCCGTTTTTCCCAGCATATATTGCATTATTAACTCTGTCTACACGCACTTTTCTTTTAGGATTTTGTATATCTAACTCATTTTTATAAGAAATATCATGATTACTAAATACTTCTCTAACATAATCCCAATCATTTTTTCCTACACGACCATAATTACCACTTTTTTGGTTGGATGTGTTGTCCCCAGCCAATAAAACCTTCGAAATACCCCATTTTTTCAGTAATTCTACCGCTTTTAGGGCTTGCTCAGTGGTCAGAGCCTCTTTGGAGAAGATTTCATCGAAAATAATGTACTGCTTAAGCCCATTACGAGCTTTTTTAACTTGTAGAAGAGCCCAACAATGAGGAGACCTGTTGAAATCAGCACAAAGCCAGACAGGACTGCTGCTATCGTAATCGAGAGCCGTAAGATTACCATCAGGGTAGTGATTGTATCCATCAAAGTGTTTGTATGCCTTCTTCGTAGGGTCATCTGTTTCCTCGCTCATTTCATACCCCAATTTATACGACAGAAAGTCCATCGCCTCTTCTTGGAGTAATCTTTGTTTACTATGGTTTGTTTCCCATAAAGGTATATCCCATACTTTATCAGCCTCTCTCATAAATGAAATATACTTTTTAATGAACTAGTTGGGTCTACAAAGAATATAGCAACTTGATCCTTAAATGCCTCATCTAATATTGAAAAGGCTCCAGAAACATACCCATGAAGAGTGTCTAAATCGTATGTAAGTATTGAACATCCCTTTCTCATGCATTCATCTATTATATAATCGATCACGCCAGATTCTGTAGTTCTGTCTAGCATTTCCCAGTGTTCATTTACTAACTTAGCACCAATCATGTCTATAAATCTATGCAGCTCTTTTTTTGTGTTGTCAACATATTCTTGATCTACATCTGTGTTGAATCTTATATATATGATTACTTTAGGTTGTTCCATTCCTCTACCTTGTATCCAGTCTTATCTTCCTTTACTGATATTTGCAGTACGTTAAAGATGCCTGACTTCATAAGTCGACTATTAGCATCATTAGGATGATAGGGAGTACATACACTTAAAACAATACCTTTATCATGAACACGCTTTATCCATGTGTTAGAAACCTTGTTCCAAACTGTATCTCTACGAGCAGTAGATATACGATCTTCATCATTGCACACGTCATCAAGAATTAGGACACCAGCCCTTTGTCCTGTAGTTTGAGTCAGTACAGCATATGCTTCATAAGTGGGGTTGCCTGTTCTGTTGCGACTCTTAACAATAATACGCTGAGTTGATCCAGTATCAGTCCTATCAAACTCAACAGGATTAAATTTATGCTCTCTGCACCAATATCTATACATATCACTCATAAACAACGCACGTAGTGATAATATCCTCTTAGCAGATATGCCTCCATCAGCAGACACAATCAAGGTCTCAAGTTCATGCTTTCTAGTGGTCATATAGGCTGATAGACCAATAGCTACTTGTTGCGACTTACCAGTATTGTAGGGCGCACGAATAAGCCCATTCAAACGTGCACTTTTAGACAACGCTTGCTGTTCCCAGTCATAGATTCCTTGCTGCATAACTAGATGTATATCTGCCTGCGTAAGTTTTCCACCATCTTGATCTGCCAAACAATTCTCAATAAAAGAGTTGCGCAAATCAATTGAGTCTGCTGGAGGTTCATGGCCCACTACATTAACTAATAAATCAGACCAATTAGTTTTTTGGGGCATACGCTTGCTTACACAGGGTACATTGCACATCACACTGCCTGCCGTGAGAAACAACACCCAAACATTTAAAGGGTTTTGTTTTGTTCCAAAACTTCAAGTGTTTCACAAAGAAGTTCGTTTTAAATACAGGCAACTTAAATAATTTAAACTTAATAGACATATACCTTTTCTTTTAACGTCATCAAGTCATCCTTAGTGATGTATATAAACACATCTTTTCTACCCTTTCTACCAATAGGTTTATATAGTATTTGATCATATCCATATTTTTTGGCAGCACCATCAACCCTCATAATAGGCATATTCATTCTTTTGTTTTCTATCATTTTCTTTACCGCTAAAGAATGTAACTTTTTATTGTCCACCAAAATAAACTCTTCATGAAACTGAAATGCTATTTTGTCTGCCCCTTTACTGCTGCACCAACCCAGATGGCCCTGTACATTTGTTATTTCGATAAGAATATACCCATCAATGTGGCTTTTTTTTAGCCCCTTAACGTCTATTGTTATATCATCTAAATATGCATCAATATGATTATAGTCATCATGCTGAGTACCAGCCCTAGAGCCAGATAACTTGCAAAATAACTTTTCAGATTCTTTGCCCTTTTTTAGGTTTTGTTTTTGTTGTTCCTTATAATAACTCATAATCGGCTTCTATTGCCTCCATTTTTTGAGCGAACTCTTTTAATTGATCCAGATTTAAGAAATCTTGAAGGACCTGTAATGTCTGTTCTCTCATTTTGTTTTTATATTCAATAATGATAGTTGGCTCATTGCTTAATTCCTTTCTAACATCATGCAAGTCCTTCATCATCTTGCTCAAGTCTTTTGGGTGTATCTCTTTTAGGTCCTCGTGTTTTTCTATAGCATCAACTACATTCATCAACAGTAATTCAACCTTAGCAGACAGGTTTTCTTTTCTTTTCTCTAAATCACCTATTGTGGATAAAAGGTTCTTATATGTCCCAATGTTTCTTAAAACTTCTTTATCTAATAGATCATGTCTTTTGTTTTTTGTTACTTTATCTAGTTCAATAACCTGTTCTTGTAACTGTTTTGCAGAACCTTTCCAGTTGTATATTGTTTGTCTAGAAAGGCCATATTTTGTTGACACTTTTGACAAGTTTCCATATTTATCCAGATCTCTTAAAACATCTAGCTTTTCTTTATCAGAGTAATCACTTGCTCTCTTTTTTTTCATCCCAACCATTTTTAGAGGTGAACTCCATAATGGACTGTACTCTATTATTGATGTAGTTTGGCAGCTTACTAGACATGCTAGGTATTCCGTATAAACACTCAATAACAACCTTCATCTCAGAGAACATTTGTTCTGCCGACTTTATATCTTCCTTTTCATGCCAAGACATTTTACACCTTTTTGGAAAAGTTTACATTTTTTACAAAAATATAAAAAATTATACATAATTAAAAATAAGACACTATTTGTGAAAAATAGTATTTTCGCAAAAGGGTTGGTGGAAGATCCACCCAAAAATCATTTTAATATATAGGCCCCGTATATGTAGAAATTTAAAATAACTATATAATATAATTATTAATGTATATAATATATATTTATTACTTTATACATTATATAATTATTAATGTATATAATATATATTTATTAATAATTCTATCATAGAATAAAATTATATATATAAATAATATATAGTTATATATTAGGCAAAAAAAAAGCCCTGCATATAATGCAAGGCTATAGGTTTAAAGTATATTTTAATTATTCATTTTTCTTTGGTGTGAATTCTACATGCTTTAATCTATTATAAATTCTACCTTCATATTGAAAGTAATCTTGATAAAAAGCTTCATTTTTATGTTCAATCTCACATTCAGAAATCTTTAGATGGCCAGATATAATACTTCCATCTTCTTTAGCTTCAATAAAAAACTCATTACTAATTCTAGTAATTTGTTTATTATATGGTCTAATCATAAATTCGAATATATCATATTTAGATAATTCATTTTTACTTTTAGTATTTATTTTATTGTTTTTCATGTTATTATATATTAAGAAATTACAGTTTATTGTATGAAAGTTTGTTAATGTTTACATGTTTATAAGGTGAAAGCGGAAGTATAATATCTTTATAGTCCACTTTTATAATTTCAGATATAGCCATTTTTAGTAAAATAGCATCATGTAAATTTATATCATTATGTAAATGAAAATCCCAATGTTTAGATAAAGAATGTATTTTAGTTTTAGATACACCTTTATTTCTAACATCTAATTCAATCGTTTTTTCATGCATATTATCAAACGTAAGTACAGTTTCAAATTCATGTTTACGTTCATAAAAGTCTGCAATAAAATTATCACGATTTAATATAGGATAGTCATTAGCATAATTTCGATCTTTATTTCTATGCATTTGTATATGTATTTTTAGTGTTAGAAATTTTGACTTTATCTATTTTAGACCATGACGAATAATATATTTTAGTAGGTATTTTTTTTATACCATGTTTTATATTTTTATATTCATCTTGAATTAGTAGCCATAATGAAGCTTGTAATTCATATCCTTTTAGATTATAATCTTCAGCTATATTTATAAAAATTTGTTCAATAGCATTATAAATATTTATAGATGCTAATGTATTATTTTGTAATAAAGCTTGCCAATCATCATTATTTCTAGCTAAAATTTTATACATCCATGTATCTAAAGTTACGAATCTATTATCTAGTTTTAGATTATTAGCAAATGAATATGTTTTTTTAGCTGATTTTCTATCTGTTATAGTATTAGAAAATACATGTTTATTATCGAAACATTTCCACATCTTTTTGTAATTAGATTCTGTATGCCAAAATCTATTATTAAGTATGTTATTAGTTTCAATATTTAATCCATGTCTATCTACATATTGAAGTACATAATCAACTTCATTTAGATTTCTACTCCAACGTGAATTTGAAGATAAAACTGCTGTTATTTCTGCAATCATTTCATAATCTAAAAAACTGTTATGTTCTAATTTAGATTTTAATAATTGTGATTTAGCATCAGGATACCAATCAATTCCACGTCTAATATAATCTTCAGTTAAATATGTACACACAAATCTAATATTAGATTCGATTCCTTTTCCATGATAAGAAATTAGTTTTTTATGATATTTTTTCATGTTATTGTATTTTTATGTTTTCACGTTTTAGTCTAAATTTTCGTATAGCAAAGTTTAAATCCCATAATGGAGTTTTACATATAGGACAACCTGCAACCCATTTTATATCAGAAAATATATTTTCTTCTATATCAGTAGGTACAATAGATTCTTCATCAAAATCTATATTACATTCTAAACAGTAGGTTTCTATTTTAGAATACATGATTATCTCCAAATAATATGTATGATAATATGCATTCCAAAGTATATCCAAGTGAACACACAAAATGAAACAAAAAGTACATGATAAAGTTTATCTAATTTTTTCATAGTATTATATAATTTAATGTATATTTTAATTTTTCAATATTTCAATGTACATGGTTAGACTAATCCAACAGGCCGCATATAGGCCAAATCTTAGGTATACGGGGCCTAACATAATATAAGCCTTATTATCCTAAATTCCAAATATAGGATAAAGGAATTAAATATATCTCATTACTAAAGTAGATATATATATTATAATATGATTTACGTTAACATATATATATACCTAATATTGAAATATACATTTATCTAGAAATATACATTTATTTAGAGATATACATTTATCTAGAAATATATATTATAATATACTAGAAACTAATACTGCAAAAATATATTTACGAACATTATTTTACAGGGATCTATTGGCGGAAATTGGATAGGCAGAAATCCAGATACAGGGGGGTCCATGGGAATTAATCACAAAAAAAAGAGGAATACCTTGACGGAAATTCCTCTTCTTGCTAGGGGTTGGCAGAAATTTATGTTATGATGTTTCTAAGTTGTTTAGATTCATCAAGAAATGCCTCAGGCGTGTCGTTATTTCGTTGTACAAGCCTTATCTCACTATGAGTAGGGCTAACACCCACCTCGTCTATATAAAAAGGATATATGTCAATTTCATCCCCTGTATCCAAGTCAACAGTCTGTATGACCACATCATCTTTTGGATTACATAATTTTAATCTGTTTATAAGTTTCTCAACGGTCATCATAAGAATCCTCCCATTCTGTATAATAATGAAATTTAAATGTATATGAAATTGAAAGTAGTGTTTTTTCACTTACTTCTACCCAAGGTAAGCTTTCTTCATTCGTAGCAAATTCATTCAAATAATCTATGATTTTAGGAATCAAATGCTTCTCATGTTTGTATATGTCTCCATTGTGCCAAACATAACCAGATTGTACTGGTTCATTTGTGACACAACATCTTCTTATTTTTTTTACTGCACTCATGTTATTATCCCTTTTGTGATGTTGCTACTTTTTTATTTAGATATTTTGTTATGCTTTCATCAAGTGTTTCATCGTCTCTATTATAATCAGATGTAAAAAACTTTTCCATATGAAATTTAACTACATTGTATATGTGTTCATAACTAACATCTTCATGCTTCTTGTAACCGATGTGTTCTAAAAACATCTGTGTAAATTTAAAGTGATGTAAATACATTTATACCTCCTCTATTGTTTGATATTTAAACCTGAACGTATCAACTAGTAGTTCTAATTCATCAAGTTCGACAACGCTTCTGTCAAGACCTCCTGCTATTTCATTCAATAAATGTATGGGATAATCATGGTCATAAACATGGATAGGCAATTCACTATCGCATTGTAGGTTAGCAATACAACACCTCATATTCCTTCCATTGATAAGGGTGTACGATACACTACCGCATTCTTTTTCAAATACTTTGAGTCTAAGGTAAGTATCTGAACCCCTATATTTGAGGTTCAGTATACCGATTAATTGTTTCATTATGATTGCTCCACTTTTGATTTTTGATTAGGTGACCAGTTGCTAAATGTCCACTCTATATCATTATAAAGTGTTTTTACTTTTTCTTCATGATTCTTGGTTTCATCTTCAATAAGACTTATCAAGAACATCACCTCATCAATAGGATTATCAGATTGCTCAAGAATCCAGTTCACATAGAATAATTTTGTTATTGCATCTGGTTTTGGTTTGGTTCTTTCCTCCATGTCATTTATTCTTTCAAATTCAGCATCAATATGCCCTTGGATCGATTGTGCTACATTCATGTTATTAACCTCTTACTGTGTATTTGTTACCGTTTAAATTCAAGTTTGTCAATGTATGGGTATTGATTGTTCTATACCCCTTAGCATTCATGTCAAATGCAATGATAAAGCCATTTTTAGTTGGGTCATAAGTCATGGATCCACCTTTCAAATGTTTCTTTACGCTTAATCTGGCATTCATGCTTCTTTCGGTCCCATCCTTTTTTACAAACCGAACATTGAATATCGAGTTGTTATTTTTGTTTATCAAGCTAAACGCTTCTTGTTTGTTGATTATCATGTTGTACCTATGTTTTGTTATTGTTATTTGTACACAGGTAATATACTAGTTATCCACAAAGAAACAAAAAAAGTTTCTACTCATCATATACTACTTCACCAATCACAATAGATGTGTCTTTTTGTTTATTATAGTGTAGTGTTGTGTGTGTAGTTTTTACATAAGATTCTTGTGTAGATTTTTCCAATACCTTGATAAGGTTGGTCCTCTTAAATCGCTTTGTCATAGAAATTAATTCTCTGTCTACTAAAGATTGTAAACATTTAACTACTGTTTTATTGGAAAGGCCTGTCATGGAAATTAATTGGCTATGGCTAATCTTATCACTATTTTTATTCCAACCCCATGTTTTTCGAATGATGGCCATGTAACATAAAAATTCATTGCCAGATAGAAATTTCATGTGTTCATCAAAAATTGTATTGGGTACTCGTACAAATCCTTTTTTAATCATGCTATCTATTTTGTTTGTATTTATTGTGGAAATCTAATAATTTAATACAAATTCTTCAACACACATAAAAATTTAAATATGATAGACAACGACCCAAGATATGATGGACATTGGAATTATAGGTTATTCGCAGAAGAAAATATTGATGGAAATCCAGTATTTTCTATACATGAGGTTTTTTATGATGATAGCCATAAAATACCAAATGACTACGAGAAAGCACCTGTAATGATGGTGTCAGATGATGTAGAGGAAATTATATTTATGTTAGAAAAAATGATAGGATCATTTCAACAACCAATATTAAGTAAAAAAAAATTTCCAGAGGAGTATCCAGATGCGCACATTCAGCAACTTATCGAATAAAAAATACCATGAACATGGAACTGATTATATATCATCTAGTTTCGTAAAAAATGTTCAAAAGCATTCTATAGCAAGGGCCTTGTTACCACTCAGTGCTAGTCAGGCTTTAATATTTGGTGATGCTATGCATACATACTTTGAGGATCGTACAGAGTTTCATAGTAGGTTTGTTACCTTTGATGACACGAAAATTATAGCCGATATCATGGAAGCCAGACCAGATCTGATAGCACCAACTATGACCAAGGATTATAAAACATACAGAAACGAATTTGAAAAGGGGGTTGATCAAGATCAAACTATCTTGTCCCTTGATGATGTCGAAAAAATCCAAAATATGTATGATAACACCATAAAAAATGAGGCAGTTAAATCGATCCCTGAAATGTATGATTATGATGCGGTATGGGATGAATATTCATTTTTTACAGATCATAATTTTGATAAATTTAGTCCATTAAAGTTTCGTGTTAGACCTGACAAGATGTTGGTTAAGAACGAAACACCAATGGCTATAATAGATTGGAAATCGTGCAAAGATGCTAGTAAAGCAGCGTTCCGTTCAGACTTTTTTCGATATAGATATGATATACAAGCAGCATTTTATTGCATGGTATTAGGTCTTGATTTTACAGATTTTTATTTTGTTGCAATTGAAAAAGAGTATCCATATAATAGTGCCGTATACACGCTTAGTGAGGAAACTCATTCTAAGGCGTGCAATGACATGACAAACACTCTGATCCAGATTATGGATTGGGTAAATGATCCTAGAACTGCAAATACTGGGATCGTAAACAAGAACACAATAACACAATTATGAGCCAAGCAAAAAAAACAATACAACAATTACTCACTAAAATTCAGAATGAACTGAATGTTCCAAAGAATAGAATCAATAAGTTTTCTAATTATGAGTATAGAAATCTAGACGATATTCTTGAGGCAGTAAAACCATTATTGGCTAAATATGATGTTACCCTAAAATTAGATGATGAGATCGTATCTAATGGTGATAGAGTATACATTAAATCAACTGTTACCTTTGAAAAGAATGGCCAAGTCATCACAGGTTCTGCACTAGCAAGAGAGCCTGAGTCAAAAAAAGGCATGGACCTCATGCAGCTTACTGGCACATGCTCAAGCTATGCTAGAAAATATGCCCTCGCAGGCTTGCTATTGCTTGATGATTCTAAAGATGCAGATAGCGTTGATCATAGACACGTAAACCAAAGTGTCAAAAAAAATGGTCTAGCATACGATACTGCCCCATTTTAGATATCCATCCGTTAAGTAACCCTTGCCATCTAAATGGTGGTAGGGGTTTTTTATATGAGTAAGGCAAAGGGAAAAAGAACCGTATACAAGGCAATATCTTATCTCAAAGATCAAGGGATGATCGTAGATGAGGTAGAGATGTCTGGTAGATATACTCAATACAAGGATCTTTTTGCTGGTTATTGCACTAAGTGCTGGACAAAGGATTGTGATCATAAAGATCAATATCGATTTGAGGGATTTGATCTAATATCCATGAGTCCTAAAAGGTTGTTTTTAATACAAGTTAAAACTAATACTCCCCCAACACGCAAAAATTACATTCGTTTTGCTACAAAGTTTGCTAGTAGATATATTAAAATACTATCAATGACTTGGTATGATCGAAGGGGATGGGTCATCCATACATTTAACAAAAATGGAACCGTAACGAAAAAAGATCTCAGAAAAACAAATGAGAAGAAAGATGACACTAAATGAACAGCAAATACTAAACTTATTACAATCCAATACGAAGGCAACGTATTGGCAAATTGAACCGTTGATGAGGGTGGAAAATCACGACAAATATTGGACTACCTTTTCAACGATATGTAGCCTTATACAGTCAGGTGTAATAGTCTCCGATAATAAATACCCATCTACCTATTCACTAACCCCATATGGGCGAGTCAAGGCCAAGGAAATACTATGAGTATTGATCTTGAGGACTCCCTCATTGGGACACTTCTTTTTTCTAGAGAATATAGAGATCTAATCTTTGATTTAAGTGATGCCGACTATTTCAACTACAACAATGAATTGTATTTAGAATGTTGTAGGCAACATTTAGAGGGCATAAACTTCAATGAGGTCACGATATCCTCAAAATTAGATATATATACTCAAGACAGACTTTTAGGGTTACAGATGTATGCTTTGGTTAGCGAGTCACAGATCAAAGATTATCTGCACATACTAAAAGAGGATCGAGATAAGAAAGTATTAAGGAGATCCATATCTGAGGTGTTTCAGAAATCCATGTCTGAAGATGTGACTACAAATGATCTCATATTGATGATCGACAAACTATCACAACAGACTGACGATACAAGTGATGTTGTTGCTTTAACGCCAACAGAAATATTTGTTAGAGAAAAAGAGAACCCAGTAAAAGAAAAACTGTATACCAATATAAATACAATTGACAATATTTTATATGAAAATGTTGGCATGCACAAAGGCGATATCAATGTGGTTTTGGCAGATTCTGGACATGGTAAAACTCAATTTTGCAACTTTATATCCGTTAAACTGCTAGAGGCTGGATACAGGGGTTTGTGGTTTCAGATGGAAGATTATGATGTAAATACGGCATCTCAACTTGCTGTTAACACATTAGAGTATTGTGATAATATGCTGATCGTTGATAGTATTGATGATGTTGATGAAATAAAAAGATGTTGCAGGAAAATCAAGCAAGAAAACGGCTTAGATTTTGTTATTATAGATTATATACAAGAGGTGTACGCAAAGGGTCGATTTAACTCTAGAACCTTGGAACTGAATTATGTAACAAAAATACTCAAACAGATTGCTAAAGAATTAAACGTTTTACTTTTGGTCCCTAGTCAGGTCACGATCAACGATCATGTACGTAATGGATGGCAACTAGAGCCAAGATACAAAGATGCGCAATGGGCGCAAGTAATAAAAAATGTAGCGCATTGTATGACATCAATATTCAGGCCAAGCATGATCCCTAGTCTTGTTTCTTTTGATGGGACATCTAAAAAGGTTAAGGGATGGCGTGACATGGATACTTTTACGTATAATAGCGTCTTTGCGAAAATTGTAAAATCAAGAAGAGGAATAATAAGCCACCAAAGAGTCCATTTAGAACATGTTACAGATAAAGGACTTGAAGTAGCAAAAAAACCATTTTAGTTGCGCAATACAATCCTTGAGCGTATATTATATAAATATCATTCAAACATTAATTAAAATACATTCTTATGATATACTGTGAAGCATATATGAAGTTGGAAACATTAGAACAGCTTGTTGCAGGCGTAAAAGCTAAACAACAGGCCGATCCCAAAGTTAAGGGTATATCCTTAACGATACAGGTAAAAGATGAATTAGATCCTTATGGAAATAATTTAAGCGCTTGGGTTAAGCAGACCGATGAGCAAAAGGCTGCAAAAAAAGACCGATTCTGGGTAGCGAATGGAAAATGCTACTGGAAAGATGGAGGGGTTTTCACTCAAAAAGAGTTACAAGAAGAAAGCCCTGTTGCTACCTCACAGAGGGAGGTTATGCCAACTGAGGCAGCTCTCTTTTGATTTTAATGGAGACAAAATAGCACAATACATATACAAGAAATTTAGTTAATCTAATTTATCATGTTATTGTATGGATGGATGGTGTGAAAGCTGCCATCCTTTTTCAGGAATATCCTGACTGACAAAACTGAAAGGGGGGAACCAGCGAGCCTCCCCTCTTTTGGTATTGAAAAAACAAATAACAATACATAGATTATATTTTTTAACGAACAATAATATTATGTACTTCGATTATTTTAGCATTAAAGAGTTTTTTGTTGACAGAGTTATGTCAAGCGTGCCAATACATGTAGTAGATAAAATAGAAAAACATCATAAACCTATAATCAATCAAATAAGACACAAAATACAACAACCTATATCAGTGTCAGAAAATAGTGGTTATAGATCTAAAGATTGGGAACTATCACATGGCAGGAGTGGAACATCAGAGCACACTTTTACTGGACTAGGTGCGGTAGATTACACGTGCGCCAATATGGAGTTGCTATTACAAGAACTTAGGGCGTCTGACTACAAGCGTATATGTTATTATCCTGACAAAGGATTTATACATTGTGATCACAAAGGTGATCGATACCATGAGTTCGAAGCAGACGAAAATGGAACATGGCAATATAGAGGAGAAAGACGATAATATGACACAAGACAGTAATCAGATAATAGAAATGGTTTGCAAATCATGCAACATATCTATTGATGATCTATTAAGCAAACGAAGAAAAAAAAATCTGGTTGATGCCAGACAAATTTGCTGTATTTTAATGTACAGATTAGGATTTAATCAGCAAAAAATAGGAAAATTGTTAAATTACAAGGATCATACCACCGTAAATTACCATTTAAGTGGCAGGCGTGCTAATAGCGCCACAATGCTCAATAGAGCCAACTTACTGCTTATTAATAGTAATGCATCATACAACGCATGATCGCTCGTTACAAGTAAAATTTGGGGGGTGTTTTTTGGAAGGTATAATTATTTTGGTGTTTTCGATAACAATGACCTTTATAGGATTTCTTGCTGGTCTCTGTGTAAGTATGCAGATATCAGAAGATCATATAAAAGATGTTTTCAAACAAGGATACCTAACAGGATCTAAAGATCGTGAAGAAAACTAGCCTTTCTTACTGCGTCCAGTTTTTTTCATATTTCTAGCGATTACTCTGCCATTCTTGGCTCCTGTCATATCTTTATTTTTTTTACCTTTCTTGTCTTTTTTGCCGTCTGATCCATGATACATAATTATTTTCCTATTTTTTGTTGTGCTTTTCTATGGGCTTCAACGAAGGAGTCTCCCATGAGCATCCTCCTACGCATAAAGTCCATGTGTGGTTTACTGTGATGAACTGAGTGTTTACTCAGCATTGTCTGCTGACTCTTGGTCAGCTTTTGCTTCATTATCATTGTTTTCTAGTGCGTTTTGATAACCTTTAATCAGGTGTTGTGTTTCGTGTAGTTGCATCACAATTTGTGATTCAAGGTTCTTTAACTGTTCTAGTCTTTCTTCTGCTGTCATAATTTTGCTCGCTTTATGTTAATGGTTATACCTAAATATAACTACCAAGGCATTCCTTTCAAAGTCAAAGGATTTTTTTGTCCATCAATCTGTGCTTGAACACTTGCCTCTGTAGCATCTTTATCAACTACATCATAAAGCCAACCAAGAACAGTTTCCTCAGTCAAGTCCTTATAA